AAAGTCTGCAGTTGGAGTAAACCATTTTCCATCTTTATCTTCAAATCTCATTTGGTCTTGCATCCCTCCTGTAACATTAGCGATAATTGGGGTACCTGCTAAAATTGCCTCTGTAATGGTTAAGCCCCATCCTTCATTAGAAGTTAATAATATTTGAGCATCTGCAATATTATACAAATAATTAAGTTGGATTGAAGATAGTTTTTGAGTAGAAAATTTAATAGCATTAGAATAACTTTCATTAAAGAAGTATTCTTTAACTTTTGCTAAATCTGTACCATGCTCACTTACAATTTCAGTATGCAATACCATTTGGCATTTATCAGCTTTTTCTTTAGGTAAACTATCTAAGAATGCTCTAAATGCTAACATTGCATCTGGAATTTGTTTTCTTCTAATGTTACGAGAGTTAAAGAATAGAACAAAATCAGGATTGTCGTTTCCAAAAAACTCCTTCTTAAATTTCTTTAATTCAGGATCATTTTCCTCTATTGGTCTGTAAACATTGTGATTCAAACCGTGAGGAACATACCTAAACAATTTATTTTTACCTTTATCACCCAAAACTAGTTGATTAATATTAACCGTTTGTTTTGAGATACCCATCAACAAATCACAAGCCTCATAGTAAGGTTTATTGTACATGGGAGCAGGATAGTCATCCCAAATATTTAAATATGTAATTGGAATATTTTTTCTAATTTCTTGTTCAATGTTAAATAACCACACAAAATATCTTGGGTCTGTAATTAACATTATAGCATCAGGTTTTTCCATTTTAATTACCTGACGTAAAAAATCAACATCACCATATCCGTTAACAGGATACATCATAACATATGAATCTTCAATCCCTGCTATTTGATTACTGTCTGCGCTTAGATCTAATTTTTTACCTTGATCTGGGTGATTAATAGCACCCCCAATATTAACCCAATTAAAGTGATGACAGGTATGAGTAACAATTTCTCTAGCAACTGTTGCTACTCCAGAATGAACTCTAATGTCATCACAAATTAAAACGATTTTTTTTCTTTTATCCTTTGGGATATAATCAAAACTTTTATTCATATTTTATTTTTAAAGTTCGGTAAGGTTTTGGTTTGTAATTTTTTTACGAAAATCTTCATCCGTAAGATACAAATAAACTGCTCGATCGGCAAGCTTTTGGAAACTAAATTTTCGTTTTACGCACTCGATTTTGAAATTTTCAAACAAATCTGTTTGAATCTTTACACTTGTTAAAGTTAGGTCTTTAGCCATAATTAAATAATTGTTTTAGTGAATATTAATATACTTATATATTATAAATATATACTAAAGGTTAGAAAATAATTCCTTCTCCGCAATTATCTTTATCTTCTTTAAATGGACAATACGAACAGTTCCATTTAGATACTACTTTAGGATATTCATCATCTCTAATTTCTCCAGAGGTAGTGAAACATTTTTTTATAAAGTTATTTAAAGCTTCTTTAGCTTTAGTTATTTTAATTTTTCCACTAGCAGGGGTAAATGTTTGTACTCGGTATGCTTGGTGTGGGGATAAAATCTTTTCATCATCCCAATCCATCACTTTTCGTTTAACAATAAAAAATTCTACACTAATATTATCAACTGGAACATTGTATTGTTCTGAAAAGAAATGTTTGTATAAGATTAATTGGAATTGTTTATTTTCATCTTTTTTCTCCTTATCTCCCCATCCTCTAGTGCTGGTCTTTATATCGATAATTTTAAATGTATTAGTAGGTTCGTGGTACATTACAACATCCAAAAATCCGTTGTAGAGCACGTTATTATACATTTTATTTGGCTGAATAACTATTGGTACCTCACAACCTACTAAATACCATCCTCTTTTAGAGAAATACTTACTTCGTTTTTTCTTTAACCAAGATAGGATTTCTACTCCATCTTCAAAAAACTCACGCATTTCATCAGCTGAGGAAAAATGTTGTTTATTATTAGAAGTATATTGTTTTTTATATTCTTCCATAAACTTTTCCTGAAAGATTTCAACTAGATCTAGCCTATCCGCTTCAGCTCCACTACTTGAATACATTACATCCAAATACTTTTGCATAGCTTCATGTATTGCAGTACCAAATACAGTATGGATAGAAGAGGTAAATGACTTTATTCTATCTTTATACTGCAATTTCCATCTATGAGGACAACCATTAAATATTGTAAGTTGAGAGAAAGAAATTCCTTTTTGATAAGAGTAATCCACTCCCGGAGGAGTGGATTTTTGGATTTCTTTAAGGATTTTAGGAAGTTTTTTGGGCAAAATCTTTTAGTTTTTCTATGTACAAAGTAGCATCCATTAGTTCTTCCTGGAGATGGTTTAGCCAATCCAAAAAATCTAAATCTTCACGTTCTAAAGTGGTATTATATTTTCTAATTCCAGTTTGGGAACGTTGTTCAAATTTTTCTTTTACTGATTGAACAAACCTATCTTGTTTATCTCTTTCTCTGTCGTGATAAGCAGTTATAGAATCACTCATTAGATCACTTGTTTTTGAGGCATAAATGTTTTATTTAAAATCTCAATTCTCTCTTCAGCATCAATTAACATACGAAGAGCATCTTCAGCATTTTTATAAAAATCATCTGTAGAGTGATCTCCAATCCCTGCTGGGTAATTAGATAATAAATCTAGGGTTAATTCAGCTTTAGCTTTATCTGCTTGGGCAGACATCATAAGCATATTGTATAAAGGTGACATCATTTTAATAATTTTTTAATTTCTTTTTCTTCTAAACCTTGTTTATTTAAAATACTTTGTACTTCTTTTTTGTCTAAAATTTTTAAATAGTCTTTTATTTCTCGAGTTGATACTTTAAAATAATTTTTTAGATATTCTATTAAGTCTTTATCAAATTCTTTACTACTAGATTTAACATACTTAGACCATTTGTTGTTTTTAGGGATATATTCTCTATAGATTGAATATATTTGCTTTTTGTTGGATGGAGGTAGGGATTGAACTTCATTTACTAATTCTATATATTCTGGATTCATACTTAGGAATCGGTGCACCATGTAAGAATTCCAAATATCCCAATCCTGATTGGTAAATGTATCAGGATGGGATTTTGTAGAATTGATTTCCTTTAACCAATCAAAAACGTTTTTCATTAAATACTTTCGTCTTTAAGTTCTTCACGTAATTCTTTAGGCAATGCTTCTGCAAAAATTTTAAATGTATGAGGATCATAAAATACAGGGATAGGGATGATTGCATCTTCAGGTGTACCTGCAATAAATTTAGAGATTTTTCTTAGGATGAGACCTTGTTGAAATACACTCCCACCTTCAGAATTCTGAGTTCCTGTGGTGTTTTTTAGATCAATGTTGAGTTGTGGTTGTTCCATTTTTTATTTGTTGTTTATTAGATTTTGTATTAAACTCATAGTGTTAATTTCTTTATCAATGCGAAAATTAGCTTTATATTGGTGATCGTTTACTAGCATAGCTACTGTCCCTTCCTTATTAGGTAAATACTCGGAAGCTTTTTCGTATAATGCTTTAAATAATTCATCAAAATCTTCTACATTTGAATCCGCAATCGTTTGTCGAATGTTGATAAAATATGGTTTTGGTTTTTTTAGTTCATCGATTACTTTATCTATGTAGTTAGAAGATATTAAAATAGAATTGTCTAACTTTAAAGTATTATCTTTGGAATTTAATTGAATAGTATTAATACATTTTCTTAAATCCGGATAATATTGGTTTACAATAACCTTAATATCCTCTAGTACATAAGATATGGATTCTTTTTCTAGAATCCCAGTCAAATGCTTAGCTACTTCACCTTTAGATGGTGGTATAATTTTAATTACCTGACATCTTGATTGTAGGGGATCTATAATACGCTCTACAAAGTTACAAGTCATTATAAAACGTGTAGTACGAGAAAATGTTTCTATTACATTGCGAAGTGAGGCTTGTGCCTGGATTGTTAAGAAATCAGCTTCATCTAAAATTACTACTTTTATAGGTTTAAAAGAAGCAACACTAGCAAAACCAGATACTTTGTCTCGTATAGTTTCAATACCTCTTTCATCTGAAGCATTGATATAAAGGTAATCACAATCAAGATTACCAACAATTATTTTAGCTAAAGTAGTTTTACCACCACCTGCTTGACCATAAAATATAAGATTTTGAATATCATTTTGCTCTAGGTATTTAGAAATTGTAGTTTTAAGATGTTCATTACCTACATAATTTTCTAGTTTAGAAGGACGATATTTTTCTACAAATAAACTATGTTCTTTAGTATTCGCCATA